CTGAAACTTTCAGAAGCGTTGTCAAATACAACACCTTGACCTTCTGATTTAACGGGTGCAGAACCAAAACCTGTTATCAACACCTCTTCTTCAAATGCTCTATTTGAATCTTCAATAACGAAAATATCTTCATATTCTCTGTCATAAGAATCATAGGACATTCCGAAAAGTGCATTTAGCCCAGGCTCAAGCTCTTTCGCTAGTTGTGCTCTTGAAATAGCCATTATTTATCTCCTTATGCTAAACCAGCACCTTTCTGCCCCATGATGTGGTTTTGAATCACACATAGAACATTGGTGTTGCTTGACGCTACGTCGTCGTTATCGGGATCCTGGGAGATATCAATAGCTTTGAGCGGTAACGTCGCGGTCGTAGCACCAGTTGTTACATCTAGCTCAGTATTGGATCTTCCAGATTTAGTATCGCCAACGGGTGAACCATCCACGATGTCAAAGTTTCCAAACAGATCGGCTACCGGGAAGGTATCGTCTGCTTGTACTTCAAAGACAACATTAGGATCGTCAATCACGCTTGCGATGATATCCGAAGCAGAAATACTGCCAGGATAATAGTTTTTAAAGACTTGTTCGCCTGTAGTGGGATCGGTGTATGAAACTCCGTTAAACACTCCGACAATCGGAACAGTTCCAGTTGCGGCATGACGTCCTAAAACTCCAGCTGTAAGCTGTGTTACCAAGTCGCCTTGGTAAATTGGAGTTGTGGCGCCACTAGCAATTCTATATCTGGATTGTCCTCCAGAATAGGGTGCTCCGCCCATTTCACGAACAGGTCTTAAACCAAAAGCGGCATCTTTATTTGCCATAAGATTTACTCCTATTAATGTTTATTACTTTTTCCCAAAAGTAACATTAGACTTTCTATCGGAGTTGTACTTCACATATCTGCCATCTTTACGAGCTTCGTTAAACATATTGTTATCCAAAGCCTCGGATTTAAGACGGGTTTGTTCTTCGTAATAAGCATTTCGCTCCTCACGAGTCTCAGTTGGTATTTTCGCCAATAGTAAGCCTTCGCTATAAACTAAGCCAGCATGTCTACCTGTTTCCGCTATTGGGTAAGAATATTCATCCGGTAAATCAGAACCTCTTACGAGCTCCCAACCTTCACGGATTCTTCTTGCCACATTCGCTTTATCCTCTTGCCCTAGCATGGATTCTCTTATCCATCGATATTCATATCCTTCTGGAGCTGGAGGTGTTTCAAGTTTTCTTACTGGCCTCCAAGGTTGTCTACGAGATTCTTTAGCGTGAGTCTCGGATTCACGAGATTTTCTGGAATGTATCACTTCATTATTAGATTCGGTCATTTTGCCTCCCTGTTAGCTATTTTTTGTTTTTCTCTAGCAACGGATTTCAACCAGGCATCATCTGTCATGCCATGTGGTTTGATCCCACGGAGTGTTTCGACTTCACTTTTTGTGAATGATACGCCGTTCTTCTTGCCTTGTGTTTTTTGCCGACTTCCTACGGAAGCAGAGGCGACTCTTTGCACAGCGGGCCTGTCCTCACTTTGTCCGGCATTATCGGATCTTAGATCCGGATAAACTTTGTAAATTCTTGAATTGAGCTCACCATAATACTCTTCTGAATCTGGTTCAAATCCTTCGTTCACCAGGTTCACATGAGTAAAATAAGCATATTGTGTTGCTTCTGGCTCTTGCCCATACCATTGATTCTGCGATTGCCAATCAAGCGCTTCTTGTGTTGGCTTAACTTCTTGCTGCACTTGTTGTGTGTTTTGTTGCGCATTTTGTTGCGCATTTTGTTGGTAAGGCACATATTGAGCTTGTTGATTGTCTTGCTCTTGCTTTTGTTTGGCAATACGAATTTTCTCTTTTTGTATTGAAACTTCGTTCTTTAGGCTATCAGCTTTTGACATAAGATCAGCATCGCCAGCTGCATGAGCTCTTTTGTAAAGCTCATTCGCCTCTCTCTCTTTAACCTCAACATTTTCTTCTTCTTTCGCGAGTAAATTTTGTTGAGCTTGGAGCGCATGTTGATAGTAAGCATGCACTTCTGATTCTCTTTGCTGCAATGCAGCTTCGAGTTTTGCAGCTCTTTCCTCGGTCGCTCTGTTGCGAGCGTTTAATTTATTTATACGCTTAGAAACACCTTTCGTGTATTTTTCTAACTCGTCTTCATTTGAGGCTTCTGTCGTTTCGACTTGTGCTTCGTTTTCAGTAACCTCTACCTCGATATCCTCAACCTCTGGTTGCTGGACTTCTTTTACTTCATTCTCTGTCATAAGCTCACTATATCATCTGGATTGAGAATTGTGGCTATTACTTCATCATCATTGATGATTCGTACCTCTGCACCATCCTCAAGTTTAAACCGAGAGCCAGAGTAGCGCCCTATTAAAACCCATTGTTTTTCTTGACACCAAGGCTCATCCCCAAACCTAGCTTGATCGTTGTAACATTGTGGTCCCATTTTAACCACATAAGCAACCACAGTTGCCAATGCTTCACGATCTACTGTCTCTTTTGCGAGCACAATCCCGCCTTTTGTTTTAGCTTTCCCGGCATAAGGTAAGACCAACATTCTCCATCCTGTCGGTTGCGGCATGCGATCTAATATTGAGGCATCCAGCTTTTCTGGATCTAAAACCAAGTCTGAGGGATCAACATAAGCCTCTGCTACCTTTTTTGCCATAATGTTGTTTTCTGCTACTTCTGACATTATATATCTTTTCCTATATCACTGATTTCGTTTGCAATATAGTATAAAGCAGAAAGCTCTCCTTGCAAATATTTATAATGTTCCATATCTTTTAGACTACCGGACATAAGGGTTTCTTCTATTTGTTTCTCCCTTTGTTCCAATAATCTTTTAATCTTGTCGATTAAAGTTATCTCGTCCATTTATTTTGACTTTTTAGGCCTACCTTTCTTTTTAGCTGGTGCTTTTTTTGCAGCTGCTTTCTTTTTAGCTGGTGCCTTTTTCTTGGCCGCAGCCTTTTTAGGAGCTGGTTTTTCAACCACTTCCTCTTCAACAGGTAATCCAGCTTCAATTCTAGCCATTTTATTGGCTATTCGATCAAGATTTGCCTGGTGTTTTTTCTCTTCTGCATCTTGCGCAGCTTTTAGTTCTTCGGCTTCTTTTAACCTTTCAGCTTCTTTTTCAGCTTTAAGTTTTTTAACCGCTTCTAATTTATACGATGTTGTCATAACAAGCCTCTAATTTTATTTTCTAATTCAAGCAATTTTAAATCTGCATTTTGTTTCAATCTATCAATCGCCACTTCAAGTTTATCATCTGCAATTTGTTTTTGCACATCCATGCGCTCCATCTGTAGTTGGGCGTCGACCATTTTCTCTTGCGCTCTTTGGTCTTGTTTCTGTGCAAACTGTTGATTTTCAAGATCCAGTTCTTTGTCTTTAAGGTCCAACTCCCTTTTTCTAATATCAACCAGTGGATCTTCGCTTCCGCTCATTCCTATCGATTGTAAAAACTCACCAGCTAACTGTGCCATGACAGTTGAGCTCATTTGCTCCATAATCATTTGTATTTGTTGGCCAATCATTTGTGCCTCTTCTGGCGTAACTTGTTGCATCTGTGCTTGGATCTCAGAAATTCTTTGCTGCATTTCTGGCGGCATCTGTTCTTGAGCCATTTGTGCGGCCATAAATTGTAAATGTTGCATGCAATGGCTGATAATCAATGCTTGAACCTGGGGACTTTGCTTGACAATCTCTGTAAAAAATAAACTTCTGTGTGTTTCCAAATGTGCTTGATGGTTCTGTTCAGCAAATGCTTGCGCTGGTTGTCCCAATAACAAAGTGGAGTTTTCAGTCCCGGCATCCACTGGTTTTGGTGTCATGTCTGGCGGTGGTTGCAATAATGAATCGACATTATCCACACCCAAAGCTGCATACATTCTTCTATACGCTTCATAAATGCCCATCGGACCATGTATTTCTGGATTTGATTGAACCATTTGCAATAACTCTTGTGCCAAGGTCACTCTCTGACTTTGTGAGAATATATTGGGATCTGATACTGGAATAATATCTACACGATTATCAAAATCTTGCTGTTTGATCTCACTAGGAGCTGTGCCATTTTGGAATGTGTAAACAGGCGGTAACGATTCGCCAAACACTTTTGAAAGTAAGCCAAACTCTACTTTTTGTGAATGATGCAATCTTTTGTGGATCGCACTCATTACTTTCGTGCCGCGCTCTAGTAAAGCAACTGTGGTGCCGACGGGCATGGCTTGGTTCATATCCCCAACATTCATATCAGCTATGGCCGCGAATCTTTTACCGGAGTCAACCAAGATTCCTAATAACTGCATCAATACATTGCTTGGCTCTTTAATCGGCAAAGGTATTAAGTTTTCTCTTAGAGATCCACCTGTGGTGTCAATATCCCTAAACTCTCCTGGTTGCAATGGATCATCTTCGTCACGGATCCGCATGCCTCTGGCTTTGAAACCAGCTGGCAAATTCGCCAATGTTCCAGCATCGATCAACTGTCTCAATATAGATGTTGATGCTTTTGATAAGCCACCAATCATGTGTGACAGCCCGAGGCCATAAAAACCGAGCCCAGGCATAAACTTGTATTGCACAAAATAATTGATCTTGTTTTTAAGCATATCATTCGGAAGGTAGTTTCTTCTGATTGACAACACTTTTTCTGAATCTTCTTCGATTGTAACGATATATGGCAGCTTCAATCCGGTTGGATTGCCGTTTTGGTCCATGTCCTCAAAACCTTCGATATCCAAAACTGTATGTACTTCATAAACTGTTCTGTTCCGGTTTTCTTTGTATGAAGGTGAAATGCCTTGTATCTCATCAATCGCCTCTTCGACATCGGACATATCTTCATTGTATGAATCTGATCCAATATCTACGTCTGCATAAAAACCACTAAGTTGTTGTTTTTTAATTTCATTTGAAGACATGCTTATGGCATGTGTAATACGCTCTGCGCTGCTGATATCAGCTGCTTCGTAAGGCACAATTAAATCTTCTGGTGGTATAAACTTAGAAACCGCTCTGTTTAAAACAAAATCAAAATAAACTTTTTTGAATGTTGATCCGGCCAATGGCAAATAAAATAACATTTGGTCGAGCTCCGGATCATACTCCTCCATTACATTCATTATGTAATAATTCATAAACTCCTGGACTCTTTCTGCCTGGTCTTCTGTTTCGACTGTGCGAGCGCCAACTATTTCTGTTTTTACGGGACCTTTGGCTGGCAACATCTCTTTGTAAGCCTGGGCTTGGAATTGTGTG